ATTCTGCTGGACAAGGTACTGATATTTTGTCAAACGGATTCAAACTTCGTTCTACTGGATTAGTCACAAACGCTTCTGGTGGCACTTACATATACGCAGCATTTGCCGAATCACCATTCAAGAACGCTCTTGCTAGATAGGAGAAATAAATGTTTGCAATAGTACAAAACGGCATTATTCAAATGCTTATTTCGGCAGGAACGCCATTTACTTGGGATGGGATTGAATACCCTGCCAACTGGTGCAATCTTTCTACGCCACAAGATAAAGCAGCTATCGGCATGGTAGATGTGGTTTACGGCACGATGCCTAATCAAACTTATTACTGGGTGACAGAAGATGCGCCGGTCTACAACGCTCAGACGAATCAAGTAGACATCAACTTCACAGCAACGCCTAAAGACCTGACCGGCGTTAAAACCAACGCTATCAGCCAAATTAACGGCACGGCTTACAGCATCTTGTTGCCGACAGATTGGATGGTAGTCAAGGCAGTAGAAACTAGCACAACAGTTAGTCATGTATGGAATGTATGGCGACAGTCGATTCGTACAACTGCTTCAAATGCAGTAAGTACGGTAGAAGGCGCAACTAATGTAGATGAGGTTGCTGCGGCTATGTCTGGTATTACTTGGCCTCCAAGCCCAGACCAGGTGGCTGCTGCATTAGCGCAAGCGCCTGACCAATTAGCTGATGACGCTCAAGATATAGTTGGTGAGGTGCAAAATGGGGCTTAATGCTTTTACCAAGACGGGCAATACCGTCACCTTCACAGCGGCTGGAACGGCTCCTACGCCCGTCCAATGCGCTTCTACGACCCTGGGTGGCAACCAGTACCGGATCATCAATGCGGGTACGGTAACGGTATTTTTGGGATACGGCTCATCGGCTTCTGACGCAACCAATAATGCGGTTCAAGTTACCAGTAGCCAGACTGCTTTCCCGCTGTTGCCGAACACAGATGAGATTCTGACATTTGTACCGAATGCTTACTTTACTGGCGTAACAGCATCGGGTACGGCAGTGGTGTACATCACGCCTGGTGACGGTCTATAAGGAGCAATCATGCTGAAGGTAGCGGGTGGTGGTGGTGCAACAGGCGCGGTAAATTACAAAGGCACTTGGAATGCCAGCGCAAACTCGCCTACGCTTACTTCCAGCGTTGGCAATCAAGGTGATTATTACGTTGTTGATGTTGCAGGTTCAACTAACCTAAACGGCATTACGGATTGGCAGATTGGCGATTGGGCAATCTTTAATGGATCTGTCTGGCAAAAGGTAGACAACACAGACGGAGTGACATCGGTTAATGGTCAGACCGGTGTAGTAGTCTTGGGAGTTGCCAATATTGCTGGTGCAGTACCTAATACGGTCAATGTGCTGGCAGGTGGCTTGCTCTCCGGCGGTGGTGCGCTAACCGGCAACGTCACTATTAGCCTGACTTCTGTGCCTTCTGGGAACGTTAGCGGCCTTGGCACGATGGCTACCCAGAACGCCAATGCAGTCTCTATTACCGGCGGCGATATTACGGCTAATGTGACTTCCAATAACGTCAATTTGACCGGCACTACGTCTGCAAACGCAACATTCGCAACATCCAGCCTTCCCCTAGTTCCTGAAGGCTACATCACGATTCAAATTGGCGGTGTTAATAAAAAGATTCCTTATTACGGAGTGTAAATTGGAAGGCCAAATGTTATTTAACATTGTTGTCGGAATAGCAGCATTCTTTGGTGGTTGGACGCTCAACCGCATTACCAAGATGCTTGACCGCATGGATGAAGACATCCGTGATTTGCCGCACGTTTACGCTGACAAAGACACTTACAAGTCCGACATCAATGAGATCAAAGGAATGTTGGGCAAGATATTTGACAAATTGGACGGTAAGGTAGACAAGGTATGAACTTTGACACCCTTAGTATTGTCAAGTTTGGTGATAAGGACTCGCTAGGGGAGTTTTTGTTTGAAAATGGGTTGCAACACCGGCTTTTTCAGCAAACACTGATGGATTTGGGGGAATCTGTACCAATTTACCCCCTGATTGACGCAAATGTGGACAATCTGGACGATTGGTTACAAGCACACCAGGTCGAACACCAGTTCTATGCTGGCATTTTGGGGCTAAATAACCCCTTTAATTTGCTTGATACGGATTGGAATAGAGAAGAAGATTTTTACGATTGGATAGCCAGCCACCTGTACATTCATCAACAGATTGCTGCTTCCCTTAACCTGTCGAGTTGATTATATGGCTATTCCTCCCCAACAAAATCCCAATGTTGCGCCGCAACAAGACGCAGAGGTGATGAAGGCTATGCAGCCTGGCAATTCGGCTATGAACCGGCCTGAAGTCCAGCAAGCGAAACAGCAGTTGCTGACGCTGATGCAAGAAACGGGGCTGACAACGCCGCAGCTAAAAGACTTGGGGAAGGCCGCTGAGATGGCAATTCGTGATAAGCGCGGTTATCCTTTGTTTATAAAGAAACTGCGTCAATCAGGTCTAGCAGATGCTGAAGACTTGCGCGGAGATATAGATTATCAAGCCTTGGTGGTGTTTGCGACTGCCGCCAAAATGGTCTAATCGGGGGAAGACATGGGTTGGTTTAAAAAATTTAGAAAATTTTTAAAGCAAGCAGCGCCGATTATTACTGCGGTGGTACTGATTGTTGCCCCTCAATTAACCTTAGCGGTAGGCAAGGCCTTAGGCGCAACGACTGCGGCATCACAGGCGGCGGCGGGGGCGGCGGCTATATCGGCTGGAACCACAGCGGTTGCGGGTGGATCGCCGGAAGAAATTGTAAGGGCGGGTGTGGCTGGTGGTGCTGGTGGCTATTTTGGAACAGTAGCTGGAGAAGCGGCTAAAGCCGGTCAAGCCGCAGGAAGCCTTCCTGCTGGCAGCTATATACCAGCGGCGGCAGGTGCTTCAGCAGGAACAGGCGCTTCCACTTTGGTACAAACAGGCGATGTTCAAAAAGCTGCGGAGGCGGGTCTTTTGGCTGGCGCTGCCGGAGGATTAGGCGAATACGCTTCTAGTTCAGCGCAAGAATTACTGCCAGCATCAACAGGAAGAACAACACAAGCATTGGTTGCTGGAACTACTGGTGGCGCAACTGAAGCAGCGGTTAGGGGTGAAGATCCTCTAACGGGTGCGGCATTGAGTGCGCTAGGAACTGCTACTCGTACAGGCTATGAAGATTTGGCTGCGGAACAAGCAGATAAAGAAGCCGCTAGACAGCAGATCACTTCCGCATTCCAGCAGCCCAGATCACCTGGTGTTGGCACACAAATAGGCGAACCAGTAGCTGAACTAAGCGGTGATTTTGGTGGCACAAGAACAGACTCTCCTGTTTATTCACAAAAAATTGATACGGCTGCTCCCGCGCCTGGTGAAGAACGATCATTGCCACCAGTAGAGGTAGTAGCAACTAGAGACAAAATATCGCCAGTTACGCAGTCATCACTAATATTGCCGCCAAAAATCTCAGAAAAAGATAGAGCGATTATGCAAACCACTGGCATTTTGACGGAACCACAACCGGAAGCTGGTGCAGAACCGAAGCCTGAGGAAGAAATGGCAGCAGAACCAACGGCAGAAGAAAAGGCCGCTGAAGAACGTCGTTTGATTGGTTATGTTTATGAAAATATGCCGCCTCTTGCCAAGTTGTTAGGTCAATACAATTTGGGCGGCGGTGTTGGCAGTAGTGCGTTGGCGCAAGCCTTGACTGTTGGCGATCCTGGTGAAAGCTACATGGGCAAAAAAGGCAAAGATCGTAAACCTGTTTGGAACGTAGAATCTTTAAAACTTACAGATGAATTAGGTGGAAGTTATGGCTAAACAAATTGCAAAACTTTTAAAGTCTACGATTGAAGACACTAGCGATCTTAAAAAGATTGCCAGTGATCTTGCCAAGAAAGGTCGTGGCGGCGATTCCATGCTTGCTCATATTACGCCTAAAGAAGCCAGAATGCTGAAGTCCGCTGGTGGATCTGGAACGATCAACCCCGATACCGGACTGCTGGAGTTTTATGATTGGAGTGGCTCACCAGATGTTTATGATGGTGGCGCACGATCTTATGCCGATACCTATTCCGACACTTACGAACCACCGCCGCAAACCTTTGGCACACCAGAGTTTTATGGGGATAATGTTTCGTACAAATATAATTTCCCAGCGCCAGAAGTAGAAACACCAAGTTTTGCTTTTCAGCCGCAACGTCAAACTTTTGGAACGCCTGAATACTATGCGGCAAATCCTATTCCCACAAGGAATCTTTCTGATTTTTATCCTAGAACAGTTGAGTCTGGAGAAGATGTAAGCGCAAGAGCGTCTAGTACTTTTGAGCCATCTGCGTTGGGGCTTGACCCGTATCAAGGTGGTTACAGCACTACGGCAGTAGTGCCTCCTCCTGAAAAAGGTTATTTTGAAAAACTAAGAGAAAAACTTGGACAAACTCAATTTTTAGAAAGGTTGGGATTGGCTGGTATTGGTGCGTTGCCAGGCATCTATATGGCAAGACAAGCATCAAAAGAAGGCCGCAAAGCAAGAGAAGAAATGCAGCAATTAGCCGCACCTTATCAAACAGAAGGTAAGCGATTGCTGGAACAAGCACAGCGCGGTGAGTTGACTGCTCCTGCTCAACAACAGATACAAGCGTTACAAGCCCGTGCAGCCCAGGGTGTTGCGTCTAGGGGTGGTGTGGGAGCAGAACAGGCGGCAGCGCAGGTAGAAGCCTTCCGTCAACAGTTGTTGGCTAATCAATATGACCTTGGATTGCAAGTGGCTGGTATTGGCGATCAGATTGCCGCTGGAGCAATTAAAACTGGCTTGCAAGCAAATCAATATGTTAATCAATTAACAGCTAGTTATTACGGAAATTTGTTCCGTGATATTGGTGGATTGAATCAACCAGTTGTCCAAACAACTCAACGGCCTCAGGGGTAATCATGGCAGATCCAGCATTTTCTAGTGCGCTACAAGAAATTACGGGAATGCCCGATCCATTGGCTTTTAAAAGAGTTTCTCCGTTAGTGCGTGGTGGTGGTGTATTTAAAGAAGAAACTGTTGCAGCAGAGCCAGCAGATAAAACTTATGAGCCTCCGGTAGATATTCCTTTGCCAGAGTTGCCTGATTACGAAACAACTATTGCAGAACCAAGAGCAGCGTTAAGGCAAAAAGAATCAGAACTCGCAGATTTTTTGGGTCAAAAAGAAGCTGATGAGAAAGAACGTTTGGCTGCTCAAGCGCGGCGCAAATTAACCGCTGCGAAGCAATATAGATTTGATATAGAAGCAGAGGAAATAAGAAAAGAACGCGATGCTTTTGAGGCGCAGTTAGCAAAACCATTTTTGCCGACACAGCAGAACTTTTCTGATTTGGCGACTATGTACAGCCTCATAGGTGTATTAGGTTTTGGTATTGGTTCTGGAGGCAGGGGCAGTGCTATACAGGCAATGAGCGCCATGAACGGCATGATAGAAGGCTATCGAGAAGGCCGGATAGATTTATACGAAAAAGAAAAAGATGCGTTTGAATACAATGCAAAAGCACTGCAAACCAAAATCAATTCTCTTAACAGCAAAATAAAAGAAATTGCTGAGTTGGCAAAAGTTGATTACGAAAAGGCTGATTTGGAAGCAGACGTTATGTTTGCGGAAGAAGGCGCTGAATTTCTTAAAACTTACAAAGACAAAGTTGGTCTTGTTAAAACAATCAAAGCGTTGCAAGACCAGGTTAGTGCTAGTGAACAGTTGTTTGAGCGCATAACCAAAGAGCGTACTCGCGTTGAAGAAATAAACAAAAAGGCAAGAGATAGGTTTGAAGAAAACGTTAGAAACATAGAAGCAAAGAGAGAAGCTGCTGAACAAATGGCTTCATTAAGAACTGAAATAGCGCAAGCTCAAATAGCATCACAGCAGTTTATTGCTTCTGAACTTGAAAAAGGACGCGCAGACCGCGCTGAAGAACAAAATAGATTGCGTATACAACTTGCCGAAGCAGAAGAAAGATTGCGTAGAGATCTTGCGGCTAAAGAAGAAGCTGCTCGTAAAGAACGGGATGCTCAAAATAATCAAGTCCGTCAAGAGATGCAAAAAGAAAGATTAAACGCAGAAGCAAGACAAAGAGAAAGCGACAGACAGGTAAGGCTTCTTATTGCGAAAATGGCTGACAATAGAGAAAGAGATAAATCTGGCGCTAGAATAGACAAGATTCCTCAAAAAGACAGAGATGCTTACCAGTTGAGAGAAACAACCATTCCTGCTTTGGAATCTGGTTTGAAAACACTTGACCGCTTACAGAAAGAAGGCAAGTGGACAAAGATGACGGGTTTGCTGGCTATTGATCCTCGCGCTGCTGAAGCTGCATTTACTAATGATCCTGAGGCATTAAGTCTTATCAGAACGTTTGCGCGGTTCCGTAGCGCAGAGTTTGAAACCGCTGGTAAGGCACTGACAAAGATGGAAGACAAAATCTTGTCTCCGCTTTACAGGGCTGATTTGCGTTCGTATGAAGCAACTAGGAACGCAATGGACGAAGGTTTGAAAGAAATGAAAAGGCAGAAACAGGGATTGGAAAATCAGTTCCCAAGTTTGGCAAGAAGGGCTGCTGGCGAAGTAGAACTGCCTACGCCAAAAAATCAAAAAGAGTTTGATGCTTTGAAAAAAGGCGATATGTACATTGATCCTGATGACGGTAGAGTTTATAGGAAGAAATAATTATGGGCGGCAGATTTGGCGGTGAACCCGTAGAAAGAGAAGCGAAGCCTAGATTCGGTGGCGAGGCTGTGGATGCGGCTCCTGAAGCTGCTCCTGCGCCATCTCCTGTCGTTGCCGCGCCCAAAAACGAAAAAGATCCTATAAAAGAAATGCTTTACGCAACAGGCTTGGGCGGCATATTTGGATTAGCTACGCCTGAAGTCACAATGGCTACGGGTAAGGTTTTGGAAAAAGTGCCATATACACCCGTCAGAATGGCTGGCAAGTCTATGCAAGCTGCCGCACCATCTATGACCGGTGTTGGGCAAAGGCTAGTTGGCGGTGGTTTAGGTGCTACTGGCGGCTTTACTGGAGAGGCTTCAGGACAGATCGCGGAAGCCTTTGGTGCGCCTCAACCCGTAGCTGAATCGGCGAGAATTGTTGGCGGCATTCTTCCTCTTGAATTGGCGGCACAGACCGTAAGAGGCGGCTCTGCTCTTGCAAGGTATATAGCTTCCAAAATACCTGGTTTTAATATTGTCCGTAGCGTTATGGATGATGTTGGCGCTGAACAGTTAGTTGGTAAGCAAAAAGAATTAGTAAAACAGCGTATTCAAGAATTGCGTCAGTCTCCATTCGCAACAGATGACCAAAAGAAAATTTATGACGTTCTTTTGGATGAAGTTAATAAAGCAAAAAGTCTTGCTGATTTAGAAGCAAATTGGTCAAGACTTGCTGGTGAACAAGTTTCTAAAGAAGAAAGAAAAGCTGCCACAAGTTTTGCTGGCATGGCTGGAGAACTTCAGGAAACCAAGAAAACTATTATCCAACGCGCAAAAGACGCAATCAGAGATGTAGGTGATTCCACTAGAGATCTTTCTCAAATTGGAACATCTTTGCGCGACAAGATTTTATCCAGGTTTGAAACTGGTTCCCTAGAGCGATCTGCTCAATACAAAGAGCAGAAAAAGATCAGGGATGCTGTTGTTGCTGGAAAAGAAGGTCAGGGCATTTTGGTTGAGTCAATGCCAGAATATAAATCTCTTGTGCAAGACCTCCGCAATAAGTTATTAAAAGGGAAGATTGCTCAACAACAAAAGATAGCGCCGGTAACTGAGCCTGGTGTACTGAAGGCTTATCAAAACATTTACGATGCTGTTACAGCAAGGCGTGTTGAAATAGGCGTTAATGAAATGGGGAATCCTGTCTACAAGACTTTCCCAACTTCGTTTGATGCTCTGGATGATGTACGTCGTAGATTGGGTGATGCTGCTTTTGGTAAGGCTGCTGAAGGCTATGAAGCGTTAGGTCAAAAGATTGCAGAAGAATATTACGCAAAGATTAGCAACATTCAATCTAAGTTTGCCGGTGAGTCGCATGATACGTTGCAAGGCAATTATGAACTTGCCTCCCGTTTGCTAGAGAAGTTCCGTACCAAGGCGGGTGCTAAAGCTACTGCTATGGATCGTATTGATCCAACGCAATTCAAGACAGACGCTAAGTCATTGCCAGCAACCTTGTTTAACAGCCAGCAGTCGGTTGCAGATGCTATTGCGTTAACGGGTGACAGAAACCTAGTTGTGCAAGAAGCCAGAAACTATGTTGCCAAAAACTTAGCCAATATGAATGCGTCACAGGCAAAGAACTGGCTAACCGGCAAAACCAATTCCGATTGGCTGTCTGCTTTACCCGAAGTCCGTCAAACTGCTAATGCCTATGTTGCCAACCTTGAGCGTGCTGAACAGCGTGCTGTGGGTACTGCCAAAGTAGAAAAGAAAATGAGTTCTAAAGAAACTCAGGCTTTGAAGGAATCTGGCAGAGCATTGGAAGCCGGAGAGAAAAAGGCAGTAGAGATCACAGACGCAGCTAGGAAAGACGCAGAGAGAATCCTTGGCACAAAAGAACCAGCAGCCCAAGTTTCCTCAATAATTTTGTCTGGTGACAGGACAATGTGGGATCGTATTGCTCCTGCTATTGCGGCATCCCCAAATGGACAGCAGGTACTGGAGTCAGCGGTTCGGCAGGTAATGGCAGACAAGGCTTCTCAAGGCATTTTTAGTGCAGAGAGATTCTGGCAGACCAGCCTGAAAGATTCCCTGGCTAGAACTGGCCTGATGTCGCCTGACAAGATTAACGAGATTAGTCGGCAGCTAAATGCTATTGCTACCTCAACTTTGCCGGAGCAGCAAAAGCTAACCCTCTTTGGCAGAACGATGAAAAACATCATTATTACTTATGGTGTGCCAGGAACCCGTCGTACATACAATGTAATTACAGGCGCAGGACAGCCGACCTCTATGGAGCCTGGAGCGCGATGAGCAAGAAAACCAAGGGGATAAATCCAGATCTGGAGAAGGCTATTTCAGATTTGCTAAAGGCTACGATGAGCGACCCTATGGCAAGCCTGACGGACAAAACCAAGATTCTGGATAGAGCGTTAAAACTTGAACAACTAAAAGCCAGAATTTCCGATGATGATTGGGGCGCTGGTTTTGCTATTGATGATGATGAGTAGTATTATATGAGTATCCATTTTAAAAGGGGATACTTGTATGGATGCTATTCAACTGGTACGGTTAGCTTTGAACGTCATCAGCGAAAGATTGCTGGTGATTTTTGCCCTACTCCTGAACTTCGCGGTAACGTGTTGGACAATGTGGGGTTTAATGTGGGAAAGATTGGTGGCAATGGCGGTGTTCGCTCTGTTCAGCTACCTTTTAATCAAGATGGAAAGGACTAAAAATGCGCGACCCGAAAGATCTGACATACAAGAGTAAAGTACCTGGCGCTGAAGAACTGAATTACAGCCAGAAATACGCCAAGGCTATTCGCCCACAGAAACCTGCTGATGCCACTGAGCGTTTCCAGAAGTGGCAACCAGGCCAGGTTCCACAAGGCGGTTTCCGTTCTGTATTCTGCTTTGATGACAGCTACAACAGCAAGCAAAGCCCGACTTCAGGCGGCGGCAAGAAGGTGTACTAATGGCTAATAACATTGCTTTTCAGCCAATGGGTAATTGTGTGGTTGCGGTTGCTGCATCAGCCAATACCCAAGGAAATGTTGTTTCTATTACGGCTGTTAGTCCGGTAAACCAATACTTAGTGTTCAACACAAGTAAAGACTATCCGGTTTTTGTTGCTTATGGAGAAACCGCAAACATTACGGCAAGTATCCCGACTTCTAATGGTGCGGCTGTCGTTGCCGTTCCTCCATATACAGAAAAGGTATTTACAGGGCCACAGGTAAGCTCAACTAAAACAGTCTATGTTCGTATTATTGCTCCACACAACAATGCTGAGTTGTACATTACCCCAGGAGAAGGACTATGAAACAGTACATTCTTGACCGTGCAAGAGAGCCATCCACTTGGCGTGGCGCTATCCTCTTTCTGACTGCTATTGGTGTGCCTATTGCGCCTCAACTGGCAGATGCTATTGTGACTGCTGGCTTGGGTTTGGCTGGCTTGATTGGAATTATTACGCCTGATCGCAAGTGATTAACTCTCGCAGCTTGAATGACCTGCTGCCGCAAGTTAAATCCCGTGTTGAGGCGTTTATTAAAGCGGCAGACGAGGCTGGTATTGATCTATTGGTGACTAGCACTTATCGTGATGCTGAAAGCCAGAATGCTTTATATGCACAGGGGAGAACTACGCCAGGAAAGGTGGTGACAAATGCTCGCGCTGGTCAGTCTTTTCATAACTTCCGCTGTGCTGTGGATGTTGTTGCGATACGAAATGGAAAACCTGTTTGGGATTCCAAGGACGCTGTATGGCAAACTATTGGAAAAATAGGTAAGCAATGTGGTCTGGAGTGGGCGGGTGATTGGAGGCGGTTTAAGGAATATCCGCACTTCCAGTACACAGGGGGATTGACATTAGCGCAGCTTCAGCAAGGAGCGAAAATTGCCTAAAAAGGAAACGCTAGATCCTGCTGGCTTTCCTATCGAGATTGATAGGCCGGTAGTATTTGAGGAAGGCGATTACAAGCGCCCACACACAGAGTTATCTATTACTGAATCGGCAGAGTCATTAGGTTTGCCTGGGCAGGGTTTCTACAACGTTCCAAGCATTTACGACGGTGTTATCTACGATCCCAAAACCCAGTTTGACATCATCAGACAGAAAGTTCAAAAACAAGCGCAATCAGGCTTTCGATTCCCTAACTTCCAGACAGTTGAAGAAGCCGAAAAAGCGGCACAGGCGAGAAGCGCCTATTTCAACAAAGTCAAAGGAGATATGTTGCGGGAAGCAGTCAAGAAGCGAAAGCAAGAACTGCTGATGAATATGATGAAAAAGGGTAAATGATGGCTAAGAAAAACGTCAAGTTATCCGTCGGCAGGGGAGAGAAGCTACCAGCCTCACAGGGTGCTGGCCTGACTGCTAAAGGCCGTGCCAAGCATAACCGTGCTACTGGTAGCAAACTCAAAGCGCCGACTAAAGATCCTTCCAATCCTCGCCACAAGTCTTTTTGTGCGAGAAGCAAAAATTGGCGCGGCGAAAGAGGAAAGGCCGCTAGAAAACGTTGGGGGTGCAGATGAGTGATGGTCTATATGCAAACATTCATGCCAAGCGTGAACGTATCCGTAAGGGTTCTGGAGAGAAGATGCGGAGTCCAGGAAGTAAGGGCGCTCCTACCGCTGCGGCTTTCAGGAAGTCTGCAAAAACAGCCAAACGAAAAACGCGGCGATAAAGAGCGCTATCCCCATCCCAACAAGAATCCCGCCGACAAAGATAACGGTCATCCCTCGATGCTGCTTCCTGGCAGGTAGCCCCTGATCTTCTCAATGCTCCAGCCAGTAGCGTCGTAGATCTTCAGGATATGGTCTCCCTTAACTTTTAGCTTACCGTGCCGGATCTTGCTTAACTCCGGCTTGGATATGCCCAGTTCCCTTGATAGGGCGGCATCATACTTCAGCCCTAATTCGTCTTTCAGGATGTCCAGCAAGTCATTTTGCGGGAGCACTTCTATCGTTATCGTCTTAGCCATGTTTCCTCCTTAAGGTGTGGCAAGTAAAGCGCCTTCAAAGACATAACTACCAACGTGCGCCAGATGCGCCCAAGGTGCTGCGTAGATCTTCCCGCCATTTTCCCGCCACAGCCGACAGAAATGGTAGTCCTCTGACAGCAGCCGGTTCGTGCCTGGCTCAATACTGGTAGCAAAGTATTCCCTGATCTGGTCTGCCTTGATGTTGCCGGACAAGTCGGTGACATCATTGGTGTAGGACGGAACCAAGTCAGCCAGCTTCTCAAACACCTCTCGCTTGATAATCATGAAGCCAGTGCCACCGTTCCAGATCTCTACTGGCTCATTGACCGGCACAGTAACCTCGCCAGCGTAGCCCACCAGGTTGACCACAAAACTACCCGTATGCCACTTCAGTTCGTCGTTAGAGACACCAGAATCCATAGCCCTCTTGACGCTGCCCCAGTTGATCTCTTTCTTGGGATAGATGCCGCAGATAATGTCCTTGTCGGCCTCGATCATCTTGATAACGTCAGGCGCATGGAACCGGATGTCAGCATCAATAAAGAACAGATGAGTGCAGTCAGTCTTTAGGAACTGGTGTGCCAGCGCATTCCTGGCACGGGTAATCAGGCTTTCATTAAACATGAACGACATCATGCTGGTGATGTTGTTATCCCGCAGAATGTTGTTCAGTTGCAGCAGGGATTGTGTATAGAAGCCGAAACACTGACCGCCATACATCGGGGTAGAGATAAAAAGTTTAGTCATTTAATCATCCTATAAAACCATTTGTTAGCACGGCGCTGGCAGCTAATTTCATAGCCGTTCGCCCGTAGTTCACTGATAATGCTGTTGACCGCACAGACACCAGCCTTCTGGATGATCTCTAGTGTGGTGTATTCCCCGCCTTTGGAAAGCAGTTTAAAAACTCTCTGCAAG